TTCTTTTTCATTCCACTCATTCTTGCACAGAAACTTTTTCTTCTGTTAGCTGCTTTTGATCCTTTTTTTAATTTGGATGGTTTAGTTGTTACAGCTGTTTTTAGTTTTGATCCGGGATTGGCTTTTCTATAGGAAGCTACTCCTTTTTTGTTTAATCCACCAGATTTAGACTTACCTTCTTTTCTTTGCCAAGCTGGAGTTTTAGCCACGTCTTGTCTTCTTTGCAGTTTTAGCAGATCGTCTAAAGTTAGCAGCAGTTGGTGCTCCTTTAGATCCTACTTTTCTCATTTTCTCTCCAGAACCTGCTGCAATTCTTTTTCTCTTAGCATGAATGTTTGCGTATAATCCGGGTTTTTTAGCCATTGTTATTCTCACTTTTATTATCTGCATCTAATTTTTTTAATATTAAATTTAAACTTTGTTCTATTGAACGTAATCTAAGTTCGGTAGTATCTACAATGGGTTTAGGCATGTATTCAGGATATTGATCTGTTACAATTAATTTTTCTCGTGCTTTTGAACCTATTTTATGTACTGTCATAATTTTCTTTCTTTATAAAAGGCAGGGGAGTTTTTAACCTCCCCCACCAAATAGCATTAAGAAGCAAAAGTTACATTTTGTGATTCATTATCACCATGTCCATCACAATCCGCTACGACTGCAAAGACTCTAACTTTAGCTGTAGTTGTTACACCAACTGAAGATACTATATCAATAGTATCAGCTGCTGCATAATAACCATAGCCAACAGATGTTGTTCCAAGACTGGAATCACCTGCTCTAGCTCTAGTTACTTCCATCCCTGCAGTAGGAGTAGATGCAGAAACATATCTGTCTACATCAGCTCCATCTCCAAGAGATAGTGCATTTGAATTACCAGAACTATCTGCAGTTAGGACATCCATTCCTGCATATAGAACTAGCGAGTTAGCAGGTAATTCTATTACTTCTATAACATCAGTTCCTGCTGTTGTAAATTCGCTAAAGTCTACGATTTCACTATAAACTTTAACGGTGGGTGCATTGGCCGAATGACCTGTGCTACCACCACCTGTTACGGTCCATGTTGCCATGTATCATTCCTCCAATTATGAGTTAAAGTCTGCGACACCTGCGAACACGCCTTTAAAGCCTGATCCAGATCCACGCAATACTTTTCTACCAAATACATGAAGTCCACGTACTATGTCAGCAAAACTATCTGGATCACGTATTACTTCAGTTTTAGCAATATGTGAAGCAGTTGCTACTGCAGACATATGTCCAAATAGAACATACATCTCACCAGATGTTGATGATGGTCCAAAAGTCGCAGCTGCTGCTGTTCCTGCTGAACCTACTACCATAGTATTGGATTGATATAAATCAAATCCATGTATTTTTCTATCAGTTATTCTTCCGTTCATCAAAGCGGATTGGTTACCTGTAGATGATGCATCCAATATTGCAGGTGTTCCAGCTGCGTCAGTTTTTGCCAATCTGATTTGTGTCCAGAATTGTGGTGGTGCTACACACCAACGATTTTCTTCAGGTACATCATTCTCATCAAGAATTTGTTGAGCTGTACTTAGCATGTTTAATGCTTCGTTTACCACATTAATAGAAACTGCAGATCCAGCAGTACCTAAATTACTATCGGTAGCTGCGTTATCAGCAATTGCTTTAAGAACATTGTAGTCATAGTTCTTTTTCAATGCGTATGCACCAGAAGAAGTAGCGAGAGCCTCCCAATTAACGTGTGCTTGTCTCTCCTCAATGTCATCAACTTTAAATGCAAAGTAATTTCCTTGATCAACAGTCAATTGAATTTGATCATCGGAAAGTTCTTGTGTATTTACAGATGTGCCACGAGCATAAGAAGCAACAGTAATGGTAGGTTCTTTTAGTATATTTACAGTATCACCAAAATTCTCAATTTCGCCAGCGTAATCGGTATTTGTAATAGCTTCAGCAACCGATGCCCTACGGAAATATTTAAGAACTTTTTGACTGTATATAGCTGGGGCCCAATTTCCTTTTGCAAGGTTATTATAACCACCAGCTCTTGCCATAGTAGCCATACTATAGTCCTCCCTAGTTTAAGTTATGCCTCAAAATCAATACGGCCCTCTTTTTGAGCAGCATCAATTTCAGCTTCGTTTTTTTCAAATTCCCAAGGTTTCATATGTTGTATTTCAGACATTTTCCATATTCTTCCATCACCACCAACATTAATACTTGCTGGATTTGATGTTGTTTTGGACACTGCCTGAGCTGCATCAGATTTCCTCTTGGAAGCTCTTTTTGTTGACGAAATACCCACATCGGCTTTGTATAAATCAACAGTGCGAATTGCCCATCTAGGATCGGTATTGTTTTTACGAATACCATCAGCTATACTGGCAGGTTGTTCCTCAAGCCATGCTAAAAATTCAGGAGTAGCCTTGATTTCATTAAAATCAGGGTGGGCTGAAGTTAGCTGCTTATATGCAGACTGAACAATTAACTTTTGCTCTTTTTCGGTAAGTTCAGAGATCTTAGCCTTTAGATCAGCAGTTTGTTGGTCAGCCATTTTATGTGAAATAGTTTCTACAACTTGATATACGTCTGGGTATTTTTCTCTAAATTGCTCTAACTCTTCTATAGTCTTTGGAGGAGTATAAGCTTCTCGTTTACTTTCAGCAACTTTTGTTTGAGCTTCCAAAGTTTCTTTTTCTTGTTTCCACTCATTTAGTTTCTGATCATAATACTTTTTTAAATCATCATACCTTTTCTTAAAATCATGTTCGGCTTTAGGTTCTCTGTAATCACCGACTTTTTCAGTAGGAACTTCCTCACTATTAGGAACTGCACTCATATTATTTGAATCCATAAAACCTTGAGGCTCTTGCTGGGTAGCTTCTTCAGTGCCAGCAGCTTCTTGTTCTTCTGGATCGTCTTTGTATACATCGTCTTTATAAGCTCCTTGATACATCTTTTCTCTTGCATCATCTTTGATGGGTGTATCAGGTTTATTTGTAGTCTTCAGTTTTTTCGTCATGTTCTTCTCTCCATGTGGGGCCTTTTCTAGGGTAGCCACTTCGGTTGTTGTATGTAGGTGCCATTGAAGAAATGGGTAGCCTACGCTATATTTAGTCCTAAGACTAAAACTATTTTTCTAGTGATTCTACTATGCTGTTTGCGTAATTTTCTTTTTCTATATCGCTTTCATGCCCATAGTATTCTCCTAGTAATCCTTTTAAAGTACCACTTTTTGCTCTTTCTGATTTTAATTCTAGTACTTTTTTATAAATTTCTTTGTACATAGCCTCATAATTCTCTGGAAGTAATTCTGGAGGTATACCTACCTCTTGCTTTGTTTTATTACTTGGTAAAAAATATCCGTCTTTTACATAACCTATAAATTCTTGTGGAGTAATTTTAAGAATTTCTAATGCTTCTCTCCCTTTAGGTGATTCTCTGGTAGATACAGATCTAGATGCACTCCCTTTAAAAGTTTGTAAATTAATATTAAGAGTTTGAGAAGCAGTTATTACATCTACAAAATTTTGTTCTGCTTGACTAAGTCGTTTTACAAATTCTGGATCTGTTAAAGTTCTCTTTACTATTTGTACAGGTCCAAATGCTGAACTTTTACCTGCAGAAGAAAAACCTTCTCCAACTTTTACAAAACCAAATTTCGGTGTGTCTCCTCTCCATTCGTATTTAGATATAGCATCATATAATTTATCAGGGGTGTAACCAAAATACGTTACAACGGGAGTAGGCCTATCACCAAGTTCCATTGGCACAAAATCGGGAGCTTTAACATTGTCTTCTGGAACATAGTTTGTTTTAGGGAGAGGTTCTTTTGGTTTATTCTTTTCAATTTGCCTTTGCATTAAATCCATTTGATTTTCTCTTTCAGGATCTTCTTCTGCAGGCAATAATCTTATTCTAGAACCATCATGTGGAGCTGTATTTTCTTGTATTTTATTTTGTATGTTTTCACCTTTATTTGCTTGAACAATTGGAGGTAATTTTTGTTTTTCTTCTGGTTGTTCTGCAATTATTTGTTCTGTTTCATCTATACCTAAACTATTTATTTCTTCTAATTTATCATAACCAATAACGGATGCAATAACATCAGGAATAACAACCTCACCCTTTGATACTAAAATTTTTTCTGCATCCATAGGTACTTTTGCTGTGTCTAAATTTACACCTTTTTCTTCAAGGTAGGTTACGGCTTCTTCAATTAGATCATAAATTTTTCTTATACCAACTTTTCTTACTGCTGCAGCATTTATTACAAAACCATCACTTTCAGTAGGTACATCATCAGCTACTCCAGACTCATCTGCACCTTCTTTATTTACAAGACCTACAGGAGCAGCAGCAACTTGGCCCGCTTCCTGCTCTGGTGTGTTTTGTTGGTCTTTTCCTAGGGCTGCTTTAGGCGTTTTCTCTTGTACGGGCTGTAAAGGGGCCTCCTGTTGCGTTTGAGTATTTTGTGGTACCTCCATACCCGACATACCGTTTAACTGTACTCCACGAGGATTTATGTCCGAAGTTTTTTCCATATCTTCTGGAATTTCTCCTTTTACAGCCTTTTGGAGTAAACTCATAAATTGAGAAACAATAGGGCTTGCTTCATCCATAAATCTTTGTTCTTCTGGAGTTAAATTTTCTTGCATTTTTTCTTCAAGAAATTCATTCTCTACCATGCCACTTCCTTCAGTCAAAAATTCTTGATCAAATTCTGCTATTTCACGCATCTTCTATCAACTCTGTTACATATTTAGCTCGTCTAGCTGTTTGTTTTGCCCACCGAGAATTTCGTGCTTCTATAGCAGCTTCTTTAAAACGATTTTCTTTTAGTAATGCAAGAGTTTTTTTAAACTTTAATAACCCTGTCATACCCAACTGAAATCTCATGTGCATCAACGCCATCTGTGCTTTTGCTGGTACAGCTCTCCACCAAGGTAAACTGTTGTCTAAACTTTTTGCACATTCATCTATATCGTTGTGTAATAAATATATGGCTTCATCTTTTGTAATTTTGCCACCTTTTTCTGGATCTATTAATCTTCCTACACCAATTGTAGCATAACCTTCACTATCTACATATTGATGAAGTACTAGCCCCTCGTGGTCTATCAACGAGTCTACCAGTTCAGATTTACGAAAACTATCTACTACTGTCATTTTTTTGCAAACATTTTTGTTGCCCAACGAATACCGAGTGATGCAGATATTGCACCGATAAAGGTGTAACTATACCACTCTGGTGCATTTGCTACATAATCCCACCCAAGCATTACAAATTCTTGTGTCCAAGGAAGGAATGATCCGATAAAGGGCAAAGTTATAACTAATAACGCAAATTCATCTTTCCAGCTATACTGTTGTTGACGAAGTGCTTCTATATCATAATTTATTTCTGATTCGGCTGTTCTTTCTATCTGTCTTATTTGAGCATCTACTTTTGCTTGTTCTACTTTTGCTTTGTTTTCAGCTTTAATAGTGCGTTCCTGCATGTAAGACTTTACAGGCTCACTAACTAAACTGATAATTGGTCCTAAAAATGATAACATATTAATATCCTGTGCCTCCTGCTCCTCGGTTAAATTGTCCAACTAAATTGTAATATAACATATCATATGGATTATCCACATCTTCACTCCAAGTATTTACTAAATAATATAAAGGTCTACCATAATAATCTCTTTCTGGTCTGTTTGGATCAGGAGTATTTGTTCCTTTACGAAATGAAATTTGTTTTGGTACGTTGTCTGCAGAAAGCTGATGAACACCTGCTTTTTCTGCATTATATAAACCGCCATTTTGCATTGCTATTTTATTATAGTGCTTATTAAAAGCTCCCATAGCTGCTTCATATTGTTCCTGTGTAGTTATATTTTGACCGTTATATTTTGGTGCACCTTGTATAAACCCCGGTATTTCCATTATTCTTCTTATTAATGCTGAAGGATCGGCATAGCCACTTTGATTTATATTTTCATATCTTCCTATTCTAGAATCGTCACGTACAGCTTTTTTCCAAGCTGGAGCATAAAATTTTACTCCAAAGTAATCTTTAAAGGCATTTAAATAATCTGAAATTGCAGCTGCACCTGCTTGTCCTGCTTCTTTTTTATAACCATTATATCCATAACCTCCGGTTGCTTTAAAATAATTATTTCTAAAATCTATATCAGCTCCACCTTTAGCAAATTTAGGTTTTCCTCTTCTACTACTTAAAAAGGCTGTTAATCCTTTAAATATACTATATCCTATTGCAACAGGATTTCCAGTAAATATAGCATATGTAGATATTGCAGCATCAACTTTACCTTCTGTTGTTTTTGGAATACCCCCCTTAAATGTAGAATACAACGCAGCTGCTTTTAAAGCATAAGGAAGGTACTTAGATACATTTGCAGCAATCATTTGACCTGTACTTGCTGCTTCAAATGGAGCAAGGCCTGTTTGTGTTCCCATTAACCCCCAAATTCCTTCAGCTTTGTCAAATGCTTGAGCAGCTAAAAGTTGAGAACTAGAAGTCAAAGTTGCTGCATACTCAGCTCCGTATGGACCAGAATATTGTAGTGCAGCAAGATTAGCTTCTGGAGTTAATTGGCGAATAGACTCAGGTGTTTCTGGAGATACAAAATCATAAACATCTTGACCTACATTAATAGCTGCTTTTCCTTTGCCATATAATTCTTTAATTTCTCCGTATCGTTCTTCAAGCCAAGATAAACTTTCTTGTTCTGGTAATCCTAATTCATCTACTTCGCCTACTTGATCTAACTCTTCAGTTAAAGATATTCTATCTAATAACGGCCTATCATAAAGACTAGCTACATCATCATCATCTAATTGTGTAGCAGCAATATCTGCTTCTGCTAGTGCATTTAAGTTTGTTACAGGTGTTTCTGCAAAAATATCTCCAGCATAAGATATATATTTAGATCGTTGTTTAGCTTCTTCTTCCCGTTTCTTTTTTAAAGCTTCTGGACTTAATCCTTTTACTAAACTATCTAACCCATATCCTAAAAAATCTTCTCTTTTTAATGATACAGAAGGAGCTTCATCTAATGTTACGCCTTCTTCCATAGGTTTTTGTCTAGCTTCTAACTCTTCTTTAAATTCTTTTGCTATTTGTTCAGAAGAGGCTTTTTCAAAAGCTGAAACAGTTGGATCTTCTATCCTTTGAAATGGTGCTAAAGCATTCAGACTAGCCACGTCTATTCATATCCTTAAAGTTATCCTTCAGTTTGAGGAGCATTTCCAGTAAACCCGCTTTCCCCT